ATGGGGACCAATCGGTGAAATTACTACAATTTCTGACGAAGTTCGCCTTGCCGATAATTTCGGTAATCCAAACTCAACAAATTATGAATATTGGTTCTCGGCTGCAAACTTCCTTGCATACACAAGCAATCTAAAAATTGTTCGTGCTGCAAATATTACAACAACAAGAAACGCATCCGCCAACGGTGGTAACAATGTGGTACTTATTAAAAACGAAGATGATTGGTTAGATAACTATTCTACTGGTAATACTGCATTTGGTATTGCTTTTGCTCGTTATGCAGGAGCTATTGGTAACACATTAAAAGTTTCTGCTTCTGATGCAAACACTCATTCAACATGGATATACTCATCATTATTCACCTCTTCACCAGGAACATCCACATATGTTTCAAACAAAGGTGGTACATTTGATGAATTGCATGTAATAGTTATTGATGAAGACGGCCTATTTTCTGGCACAAGAGGTACGGTTCTTGAAAAATTCCCGTTTGTGTCTAAGGCATCTGATGCAAAAGATGATTCAGGTAACAATAATTTCTATAAAGAAGTTATTGCTAATAAATCAAAATACATTCAATGGGCATCACATCCAACTACACTTTCAGTAGGCACAGCTTGGGGTTCTACTGCAAACGCATCAGCATTTGCTAATCTAACTGCTAATGTGTTATCGTCACTCTCTGGTGGTGTTGATGGTACAATCTCAACTGCAAACGTAGTAACTGCATATGACTTTTTCAACAATGCAGAATCCGTTGACATTTCATTAATTGTTTCTGGTCCATCAGATGCTAGTACAATTCCAAATGCTCTCATTACAACTGCCGAAGCAAGAAAAGATTGTGTGGTATTCTTATCACCACCAAAATCAAATTGTGTTGATAATGCTGGCAATGAAACAACAAATATTAAAACCTATCGTGATACATTGACAAGCACCTCATATGCCGTTTTAGATTCTAACTGGAAATATCAATACGACAAGTATAATGATGTATACCGTTGGGTTCCTTTGAATGGTGATGTTGCTGGTTTGTGTGCAAGAACAGACCTTGAAAGAGACCCATGGTTCTCTCCTGGTGGTTTGAATCGTGGTATCATTAAGAATGTTATCAAACTTGCATGGAATCCAACTAAAACAAATCGTGATGATTTGTATGTTAAAGGTATCAACCCTATTGTTTCCTTCCAAGGTGAAGGCACAGTATTGTTTGGTGACAAAACAATGTTGTCTAAACCATCTGCGTTTGACCGCATCAATGTTCGTAGACTATTCATTGTGCTTGAGAAAGCAATTGCAAGAGCAGCTCGTTTCTCAATGTTTGAATACAATGACCAATTCACAAGAGCACAATTTGTTGCACTCGTAGAACCATTCTTGCGTGATGTACAAGGTCGCCGTGGTATCACCGACTTCCGTGTTGTTTGTGATGACACCAATAATACTGGTGAAGTTATTGACCGCAATGAGTTTATTGGTGACATTTATATCAAACCTGCTCGTTCAATCAACTTTATTCAACTTAACTTTGTTGCAGTACGCACAGGCGTATCATTCGATGAAGTCGTTGGTAAGTTCTAATAAATAGAGAAACAGGAGAATAAAAAATGGCATTTAATGTAAATGATTTTAGAGCTCAAATGGTAGGAGACGGTGCCCGTCCCAATCTATTCGAAGTCTCTATGCCTTTCCCTGCGTTTTCTGCGCCAGGAAATGCTCAAACTAAACTCACATTTATGTGTAAAACTGCACAATTACCTGGCTCTACGCTAGGTGTTGTGCCAGTGCAATATTTTGGTCGTGAACTAAAATTTGTTGGTAACAGAACATTTGCTGATTGGACAATTACAATCATTAACGATGAAGACTTTGTTGTTCGTAACGCTTTCGAAAGATGGATGAACGGCATTAATAGTCACAATCTTAATGTGCGTAATCCATTAGCTAATGCACCACTAGGTTACTCTGTTGATGGTGATGTTACTCAATTTGGTAAACAAGGCAACGTATTGAAGAAATGTAAATTTGTTGGATTATTTCCAACAGACGTATCTGCAATTGATGTTGATTGGGGTTCAAACGATACGATTGAAGAATTTACTGTTTCTCTCGCATATCAATGGTGGGAAGCTGTAGCAGACGGTGTTGTGTAAGAGAAGGGCTTCGGCCTTTCTTAATTTTTATAGAATGGATATTTGATGGCAATCAAGCTCTTCGGTTTTACTCTTGGTAAAAAAGACGTTGTTCAGGTTCAATCACCTGAGCAACCTTCATTCGCACTTCCAACGGAGTCAATGGATGATGGTGCGGTAACGATAACGCAAAACGCACACTATGGTACATATGTTGACTTAGAAGGTTCTGTTCGCAATGAAATAGAATTGGTTACCAGATACCGTGAGATGGCAAATCACCCTGAATTGGAAATGGCAATTGATGATATCGTCAACGAAGCCATTACACATGATGTTTCAGGTAAGACAGTAGATATTGTTTTAGATAATCTGAAACAACCAGAAACAATTAAAAAGAAAATCGCAGAGGAATTTCATAATGTCTTAAAGATGTTAAACTTCGGTAATCTTTCTGATGATTTGTTTAAGAGATGGTACATTGATGGTCGGATTTATTACCATGTTGTGGTAGATGAAGCCAAACCAAAAGAAGGTATCAAAGAATTACGATACATTGACCCACGAAAGATTCGTAAGGTTCGTGAAATCAAAAAAGATAGAGATCCAAAAACTGGTGCTCAAATCGTTGCATCTATTGCCGAATACTATGTGTATAATGATAAAGGCACTACGACACAAACTTATACAAGTAATGTCAATGCAGGTTTAAGAATCGCACCAGAGTCCATTATCAATGTGAACTCTGGTTTGATGGATGCAAAAAATACATTCGTTATTTCGTATATACACAAAGCAATCAAGCCACTTAATCAGTTGCGTATGATTGAAGATGCGGTAGTTATCTATCGTTTGTCTAGAGCACCAGAACGCCGCATTTTCTATATTGACGTTGGTAACTTACCAAAAGGTAAGGCTGAACAATATTTACGTGACGTTATGGTTAAGTATCGTAACAAGATGGTTTATGATGCTACGACTGGTGAACTGCGTGATGACCGCAAACACATGTCGATGTTAGAAGACTTTTGGTTACCTCGCCGTGAAGGTGGTAAAGGTACAGAAATTACAACATTGCCAGCTGGTCAAAACCTTGGTGAGTTAGAAGACGTTAAGTATTTCAGAAATAAACTGTTGAATGCATTGAACGTTCCAATTGCACGTTTAGAACCACAACAATCTGGTGGTATGATTGGCATTGGTAGAAGCACTGAAGTAACACGTGATGAAGCCAAGTTTGCAAAGTTTGTACAGAGACTACGTAATAAATTCACACACATCTTTGATGAAGCATTGAGTGTACAGTTGACACTTAAAGGTATTTGTACCCGTGAAGAATGGGAAGAATTCAAAGAAGACATTTACTACGACTTCCAAAAAGATAATAACTTTGTTGAGTTGCGTGATGCTGAATTGTTACGTGAAAGAATTAATTTGTTAACTCAAGTTGACCCATTTGTTGGCCGTTATTATTCTGCTGATTGGGTTAAACGTCATATCTTGCAATTGACTAAAGAACAAATTGAAGAGATGAATAAAGAGATTAAAAAAGAAGATGACGATGGTACTGGAGGTTCAGTGTTACAACAAGGTGGAGAACCACCTGTATCACCAGATGAATACCCACCAGTTGACAATACTGCTGATACAGCTGCAACAGAATCTATGACACCAATGTTGGATGCCGAGTTAGATAAATACTCATCAAGTATGATAAATAAGAAATAATGGAGAATAATTATGGATATTAAAAACTTTATTGATGCTTCAATTGAAGGTAATGCAGTCGAAGCACAACAAGCATTGAACGATGTAATCTCAGCACGTGCCATGGAAGCCTTGGCATCTCGTAAAACTGAGATCGCACAAAATTTGTATAACGGCAGAGAAACAGAATCAACCGAAGAACAACAAGAAGTATGAAATCGTTACAAGAATTAAGAAACATTGTTGAGGAAGAGAAGAAGGACTATTCAAAGTTCGATGCTCTTGTGCGTGCTGGTTTAGGTAACAAAGCACAGATTCAACGTTTGCATAATATTCTTGACAAGATGGGTGAAGAAAAGCCTAACTTTAATAACGCAGATAAAGAAATCATACGTAATATTTTTAACAAGATGGTTGATTTGATTACCAGTAATCCAAACATCAATCGTCAAGCTCGCCGTGCGGTATCAGAAGAACTTGAAGAAAGTTTAATTGATAGTTCCGATTATAAGATTGGACCATCTGGCAAGAAAATTAAAGCGCATCGTATCGAAATTAAATCGGGTACTGAAAAGGCAAAAGACCAAGTGGTTGAAGCAGTTGAAGACAATGTAATTCCACCATCGGATCCTCCATTTGTTTTATTGTTGAAACGTAGAGCAGTCAGATTGTTTCCTGATGGTACTAAGGTTGCCTTGTATTACAACGACAAACTTAAAAAAGTATTCTCAGTACCATTCAACTCACAATACATGGGTTACAACTCAATGGCACCAGTCATTCAGGCCGAAGGCATGGACGAACAAGGAGAGATGTTGGAAGAGGCTGTCATGGATACTCTACATAAGATTGTATCTAACAAGTCGGCACAAAAAGTTAAGTTTGCCTCTGGCGAAACAAGAACGGTTGACCATTTTACAGCATCAGCACTCACACAAGTTCATGGTGCTTTGAATGACGACAATAAGAAAAAGTTTGCAGACATGGTGCATAAGTCACCTGGTCATTTTACCAAGGCTGCAGATTTTGCTTTCAGTAAATCAAAATGACATTTATTGAAAGTATATTAAATAACAAACTAACCGAGGCAAAAGATAAATTATTTGCACGGTTAAATGAGGTTGCTTCTGAGAAATTAACAGAAGCAAAAGGTCATATTGCTCATATCGTATATGAAGAAGTAGAAGACTTGGATGAAGGCAACATTGTTAAAACTGGTAGAGTACAGAGAATCAAAAGACGTATCAGAAGAAACAAACAAGGCCGAATCATTCTTCAACGCAATGTACGTAGGTCAGCAATTAAAGGATATAGACTTTCTGGAAATACGGTAAAAAGAATACCTGCTGCACAAAGGTTGCATAAATCCAGAATGTTAAAAAGATATTGGAAAACTAAAGGCCGCTCAAAGATGAATAGAGTCTTATTAAAAAGAAAAATGTCTATGCGCCGCCGCAAATCAATGGGAATAAAATAATATGGCATACGAAATTATTAACACAAAAAGATCCCGCTCGATTATCAGAATTACTGGTAATACGGCAACAACTATTCCGTTGACTTCACTTGCAATAGATGCCAATGAAGTTATCACAGCTGCATCGATTGCACACATTATTACCTCTTCTGATGGATGGATTCGCATCTATCGTGGTGATAATACATCTGCACCATTGGTTGTTGCAATGTATCAGTCAAATGACTTACCATTGACACAGTATGATATCTCTTTGGCAAATACACCTTCTGCCAATTTACATATCACCAACAGTGGTACTGATGGTACTGTGATTCTATCAGTTACTAAATCTGCAACTTATGCAACACCATTAGTAGGTATCTAAAATGAAACTAATTACAGAAAGAATTGAGAGCGTAAAGTATCTCACTGAAGCAACAGAAAAAGGTAAAAAGAACCTTTACATTGAAGGTACTTTCCTTGTTGCTGAAAAAGTTAATCGTAATAACCGCATGTACAAGATGGATACATTGCGTAAAGAAGTTAAACGTTATAACGAAGAATTTGTTAAAACAAACCGTGCATTGGGAGAACTTGGTCATCCAGACACACCGACTCTCAACTTGGAACGAGTATCACATAAGATTGTATCTTTGACTGAAGATGGCAATTCATTTTATGGTAAGGCATTGATCCTAGATACTCCATACGGAAATATTGTTAAGAATTTTATTGAGAATGATGTTAACTTAGGTGTATCTTCTAGAGCTATGGGTTCTGTAACCATGACTAGAGAAGGTTATAACTTGGTACAAGACGATTTACGTTTGGCTACGGCTGCCGATATCGTTGCGGATCCATCGGCGCCAGGTGCATTTGTTAACGGAATTATGGAGGGTAAAGAATGGCTATTCGTTGAGGGACGATTCGTGGAAGTAGACATAGATAATGCTAAGAGAGCCATACGAAATGCTCCACAAAAACAATTAGAAGCAGTTGCATTGCAGCTGTTTGAAAATTTCATCAGAAAACTTTAATTTTATAAATAAGATATCATAAGGAGAATCCTAATGCCTAAAAACAAACTAATGGAAGCAGCAGCTGAAATTCTTTCCTCTGGAAAGAGTAAAGCGTCAGCAATGCCACCACAAAAATTACCTGGTGAGGAGGTCGACCTAGGCGGACCAACACCCCAGAATGCGAAGCCAGATGATGACTCGCACAAGATCGATGCTACTAAGGCAGCTAAGAGCGCAACCGCTCCGACAACAAAGCCTTCTGCAGCTTCTGCTGACACTCAACTAAAAATGAGAGAAGAAGAAGAAATCGAAGGTACTGTTGTGTCTGAGTACCGAGTTAATGCTAAAGACGACATTGATGCTTTGTTTGCCGATGACCAAAACATCTCTGAAGAATTCAAATCTAAAGTTACTACGATTTTTGAAGCACGTGTTACTGACCGTATTCAACAAATTGAAGAACAAACTGAAGCTAAGTATGCTGGTATGCTTGAAGAAGCTATCGAATCTGTACGCACTCAGTTAGAAGAAAAAGTAGACGACTATGTTAACTACGTAGTTGAACAATGGCTAGAAGAAAACGCAATCGCTATCGAATCCGGTTTGCGTGCTGAATTGGCCGAAGACTTTATTTCTGGTCTACACAAATTGTTTGCTGAGAACTACATCAATGTACCTGAAGACAAGGTAGAATTGGTTGATGAGTTGGCAACTAAAGTGGAACAGTTAGAGTCCAAATTAAATGAAGAAATTGAAAAGAGCATCGGTTACAAGAAGTCTTTAATCGAAGCTACAAAACAAGAAGTTACCCGTTCTGTTTGCGAAGGCCTAACAGAAACTCAAGTTGAAAAAATCAAATCGCTTGCAGAGAGCGTTGAATTCTCCACAGAGGAAGAATACCAAAACAAACTTGAGACAATCCGTGAAAACTACTTCCCATCTGGTGTTAAAAAGGCAGACGAAGAGCAACTACACGAACAGGTATCTGCAGAAGACGCAGGCGAAACTAAGAAACAAGTAAGCGCCGACCCATATGTGTCATCTGTTGCTAACGCTATTTCTAAAACCAAACTATAAATTAATCAAGGAGATTAAACATGTTACTATCTGAACACCTTCAGACCAAATGGGCAGCGGTCATTGACCACCCAGAACTACCAAAAATTACTGACCCATACCGCAAGGCTGTGACTGCTGTTATTCTTGAGAATCAAGCTCAAGAAATGCAGAAGCAATCTGGTATGATGATGGAAACTGCACCAACCAATTCTTTGGGTGGCACAGGTTATTCCGGTGGTTCTACTGCAACAGGCCCTGTTGCCGGTTTCGATCCAATCCTAATCAGCTTGGTTCGCCGTTCTTTGCCTAACCTTATCGCTTATGATATCGCTGGCGTTCAACCAATGACAGGCCCAACAGGATTGATCTTTGCAATGCGTTCTACTTACGGTACTAACCGTGATGTGAATGGCGGTGCTGTCGAAGCTTTCTACAATGAAGCCAACACTGGTTTCTCTGGTGATAAAGCTACACAAACAGCTATTTCTATGGCTGCTAATACTGCTTTGGGTAACCAAAACGTTTTTGCTTCTACAGTTACAACTGGCGGTGCAA